TCAATCTTTTCTTCATAATTACATTTACCACATTTAAAATCTAAAGTCTTTCTCATCTTTGGCATAGTATCAAAAAATTGTTTGATGTTTTCCAAATCCTTGGATTGTAAGGTTTCTAGAAAGTCAACCAACTCTTCTTTTGTGCTATCTTTAGCATAATACATTTTTTCAGTATCATAAATGTAATCAATACAACTAGCAATCATATTAATCACAGAATCAATATCTTCACCACTAACTGAATCTGTAATAACATTCATTTTTGGATACTTCATAACCATACCAAGTTTACTGTTGATTTCAATCTTATTAGAGTGTTTAACATCAACTTCTGGTACAACGGTCAATACATTTAATTCGATACCAACTTGATTACCACACTTGTGTTCTCTTCCATCTTCTTCGACAATATTATTATTACACTTATAATTTAAGGTAACAATTTCGCCGATGGATCTGGCTCTTAAATTTAAAAACAATAATTCAATATCAAATAATGGTAATGAATCAAGGTCAATATCATCAAGTACACAGTTATTCAAAACTTGTTTGATTGTTGTAATGGTTGATTGTGGATCATCCGATTCACCTGTTATAAGAAATAGTTTTTCTTCTTTAACGGTGAACGGTCTAAACTTTATTTTTTTGCCTGTAGAAAATAGTTTCACATCAAAAATAGGTACGTCAATTTTAGGTAGCATTATAACCTCATTTGGTAAAAAATATTAATAAAAAATCAAGGTTCACTTGGATTGAAATTAGGTGGGAAACTAGGAGAAGTTACACCTTGTTGTTTAATGTATGTATCAGACAATTCGCTATCTGGAACTATTTCATATGTCTGATACAAAAAACTTACAGACATTCTTTGAAATGCATCATCAGCCCAAGATAATTGTTGCGGTGCTATGCTTGTTGGAAAAGCATCTATTAGTTTAACTTTATAAATTTCTCTTTCGAAACTAGAATCACTTGAATATTGTGCAACCTCAATACGACTTAAATAACCCGAATCATTACCTTTTGGAAATCTAACATTATTCGTAGATGGTGAAATAATAGAATTCATCCACAAATCAAAAAATAATTTTTCTTTATGAGAATTTGTGTTAATAAATGTTAAAGTTATATTTTGATATGTTGCTAAATAAGGAACATGATATACTGGACCATAAATTTTAACGGATTCTGTCGCAAATGATTTTCCTGGCATTTCAGCAGCTTCACATAACAAAGATAATGGCTCAATATAATCAGCTAATTTATTAACGGTTAAACGAGAAAAAATTGGCGGTGGTAAAATCTTAACAAGAAATAGGCTGCTCTTAGCCGGACCACGACTACCTTTTATTTCTGATAAAAACTTATTTGGAGAGAACAGATTAGACATTATACTTGGTTCCTAGAGTCTGAATAAACTTTGCTTGATGATGCCTTTTGAAAATTCTCCAATGGCAACAATGCTGCAATATCCCATTCATCAGCTGTTATTTCCAGAAAACGACTTTCTACATGGGTGAATAGGTATCGTTTAATGCATGGTGTTGCTTGGTATATAGCACCAGTGCTTCTTAAAAGGTCATAACTCAAACGCAATTTGGTACTAGCATCATATTTGGAATTGTTTGCAAATTCACTTAATTCATCTAAAAGAAGTATACGTTGCTTTGGGTGAATGTAGTGCAGATTCAACCCTAAAAAGCCGTCTCGGTATTGTTCTATTGGGATTACCAATGGGAACCTATCGTAATATGGCAACGTCTCCTTCATCTTTGGATCATAATAAAAAAAGTACATACGACCTATGATAGTCGAGTCTCTTGATCGTGCCTTGTCTCTTAGGATTGATTGGCGAGATGGTTTTAAATCATTGATCTTAGCCCTTAACCAGGCTCTTGCCTGATTTGTTCTAGGTTGCAACCCTGCCTTAGCAAGTTGCTCATTAATTCTTTGTAATAGGTATGCCATGGTCTATTTATATGTGGTAATCATTATATTATTGCTAACATTGCCTAATGAAATACTGTTTATGAAGCATAAGTATTGGTGTCCCTTTTTCAAGTTTAGATACCAAGATGCTTCTCCGTTAGTACCAAAAACTTCCATCCATGTTCCTGACAGAAGATATCAGCTGCTCTCCACTTCTCCTGATTGACAGCGTATGTAGCAGCTTCTTGTAGGTATCTCTTTGTTTTCTTTTTCTGAGTCGGCATCTTAGTCTGTGAGTCTGGCTTAATCTCAATTACATAAGTCATTACCAAACCATCCTTTTGCCTCATCTTGGCAATAAAATCAGGAAAGTATCTGTGCATTTTGTTGTCTACAGGACTTCTATATGGAATAACCAATTCTTCTGAGTTCCACCAGATAACCTTTGGATGCTCATCTAGCCACTTCATCACTTTCAATTCCCATGAGGAACGATAGATGATATTGGTGGAATCACCATTATATTTGCTAGGATTCTTTGGTTTGAAGAATCCTTTGGAAGTTTTGCCAAATGTCATATAAATATATAGATATCATTTTAAACACGATAGGTCAAAGATGCCTTTTTTCCAAGATTTAGAAATTTTTAGCGATGTGAATTCCAGAAATATTAATGGGCGTTTTAATATTGAACCTAGTTTCAATCGGTCTGATAATGGCCGCACGACCGGTAATAGTCCATATAACATCAATACTTTGCAATTTCCTTTAGATATTGGAAGTGCTGACAAGGGACATTACATACTTTTCAATGTGAATGAACAAAAACAAACTCAATATAGTAACCCATCAATAATCGGTACACCTACAGTAGTGGCTAATATGGAAGCTCTACAACGGACTAGAGGTTCCACAAATGTGTTATCGAATGCGGGTGGTGCTATTGGTAAAGTTGTTGGTGGATTAGGTGGTCTGGTGAGTGATTCAGCCACTAATATTGGTAAAATAGTTCCGTCAATTGCTGAAAATGCATTAACACCTGTAATTGAAGGTTTAAAAAAATCTGGTGAACAATTGGGTGATTTTGGTAATAAGATATCAGATTCTCAAACATTATCAAGTTTTTTAAGAACAATACGAAGAAGTAGAGATTCAATTGTTTTGTATATGCCAGATAAAATAAGCTATACAAACGGTCAAAGTTATGGAGAAATAAAATTAGGAGGTGAGGCAATTTCAGCATCAGGATTTGCAGCTGGAGCCGCAATGTTAAAAGATAGAGAATTTGGTAATTTGGGAACTCTCGCTGCATTTGCTGCCAGCGAAAAACTGCCATTTGGTGGTAAAGAATTGGGAGCAATTACAACGGCTGTTGCTGGAGTTGTAAAAAATCCAATGTTGGAAGTAATGTATCAAGGCGTTGCACTTAGAAAATTCAATTTTTCTTTTTCTCTTTGGCCAAGGTCTGAACAAGAAGCTATTGAAGTACAAAAGATAATTGGAATGTTGAGATTTCATCAAGCACCAGAAATTAAAAAAAATAGTGGAGGTTTTTTTCTTATTCCTCCATCAGAATTTGACATAGCATTTATGTATAATGGTAAAGTAAATCCAAACATAGATGCAATCTCAACTTGTGTATTGACAAACATTGCTGTCGATTACACACCAAAAGGATTCCATGCGTTTGAATCTATAGGTTCAATTGATAATCCGCAATTAGGTAAAACTGGTATGCCTGTTGGAATCAATTTATCACTATCGTTTTTGGAAACACAAATCATTACTAAAGAATATTATAAAGACCTTCGTGATAAGAATAGGTTAATCAATTCATCTAATAATAGTTTTCCTTAATAGAGATAAAAATTATGGCAAACTATTTCTATAACTTTCCAACAACATACTATATCAATACGGATGATAACACCGATTTGGATGTTGTCACCGATATTACAAAACGAGTTGCGTTTGAAGAAGAACTGAAAAAAAATTCAGCAGCCTATTTCAAAATTACTGTTACAGACGATGATACTCCTGAAATATTAGCACATAAATTTTATGATGATGTTGAAAAACATTGGATCATTTTGATGATGAATAATATTATTGATCCACAATTTGATTGGCCCATGAAAGAAAGGGATTTAATTAAATTTATTGATAAC